CTATAGGTAGGTGTTTGAAATCGGTAGCTGGATAAAATTCTTCGTTATCTAAAGGTAAATTATAAATCCAAGGGTCTACAACAATAGCTATCTCATCTATTTCACTAGACTTAATATTAAATTTTTCTTCTAAATCTGTTTGCCATTCAAATAAGTTATTATATGCGTGATGTTTTTGTTTATATAATCTTTCGGTTTTAAGATAACTAACTTTTTCTCCATCGTATAGAGAGAAGTTACTGTCATGCTCACATAGCCTTAAACCCAACAGTTTTTTAGCCACTATATATCTTCTCTATTTATTTCTAATAATGATGCCACAGCATGTAATTCATTAGCATCCGATGCGGTAACTTTTAATATCTCATTTTCTAATAATATCAAAGGTTCTGTTAATAATTGTTCAGTAGTATTAGAAGCTATTGACTTAACATTAAATAAACTAAATACAGCACTTGCTACATTAGTCAATGTTACAGTTATTGTTGCTGCACTTCCAGCATCATTTGATATTAATAAAGATTTTACAATTGCTCTAGAATTACTAGGTGTTGTATATAAAGTTGTAGCATTTGTTGTAGTTAAATCTACTTTTGCATTTGTATATATATTAGCCATTAAACCAAGCGAACCTCTCTACTTCTTGTTTTAAATCTTCTTGAAAAGAACTATTTAATTGATTCTTCATTGTCTCTAATGATTGAAGAAGTTGTTGTTGATTTTGTGGATCATAATCTGGAGTAGGTTCTGGAATAAAATTAGTTATTTTAGCCATTATCTTTTGCCATCGGGTTGTACATCTGCTCTAAAAGTTCCATATCTCCAGGACTCTCCGCTAGATATATTCTGTATTTTTAAACTAGCTGCTCTCCCCCTAGCTCTAGTATCTATCTTTTGAGTGCTTGAAGTTACCGAGAAAGGCCCCAAAGAAGAACTAACAGCTGTATCTGATGGGTAATCTTTTAATAAAATAGTAACTGTAGCAGTTCCATTTAATCTTTGGAAATCAGGAATAAATCTTCTAACTTTTGTAAAAAATTCTCCATCACCTTCTGCATGTATCATAAAATCTCCAGTTTCGATAAAAGATGAAATTGTTGTAGTTACTCCATTTTCTAATTGATCTACTCCAGTTTCATGTGTCCAAAATGTAGCAGAACCAGAGGTATTTGTCACTCCCTGTATAACAGGAAAAGTAGGAACTCCTGCATCATAAAAAGAAGTTGCATAAGGTTTATTAAATAAATGAGCATCGTAAAAAGATGTTCTAGCTAAAGAACTTGTGTACCAAACTTTTTCTAAGTAATTGTATGTAACACATCTATCTATTTCAGCAGATGTACTTGAGGGATAGAACCAATTAATTTCATTAAATAAAGAATTATGACTAGCGTATACTAATCTTCCAGCATCATAATTAAACCCTAAGTCTCCTGGATTAGTTGTATTAAATACAAAATCTTCTACTGAACAAGGTATTTTAACAACCGTTCCGTTGTAAGCGTTAAAAGAACCTGAATCATCCATCCAATAAACAACACCGTCTACAAAAACAATACTATGAGGACTCATTAAACCGCAATTAGACCCCACCTTTCTAATACTAAAAGTAAAAGGTGTTCCAACATATTGCATAGTATAAGCAGCAGTATCCGTTAAAACTAAAATATAATCTTTTGCTCTTATTGCACCTACAATATTTGTTCCATCATCTATTCTAAAGGTACCCGCTGTGTTAACAGAAGTTGGTTGATAATCACTAAAGTCTTCTTGATCAGAAAATCTTATTAACATTGGGTCAAAACTTGCAGTATCTCCAATTGTTGCTTCTGTCCCTAAATGTATAAAATGTCTATCTGTATCAGATACTGTTGAAGTAATAGTTCTAGTAGGAGCTCCTGACATAATAGTTGCTCGAAGAGATAAAGCATTATTGTTATTGCTTATAGGTTGCCATGTAAAAGTTCTTCCGTTTAATATAGTAGCTGTTAATATTTGTCCAAAATTATCTAAAGCCCAATCAGCAGGTTGTAATCTAATAGTAGAAGATAATGAAGCTGAACCCCATCCTGTAAAATATTCTACTCCCGCTAAAGTAGCATGAGCTGATCGTGTTCCAGCCACTGCTCTTGTAATTCCTGTAAGATCATTAGTTGAAATACCTGTATAGGAAATAAATTCTGCTCCAACTTTAATTACTCCCGTTGTAGGAAAACCTGCGGTAGAAGTAAGTGTAATAGAAGTTCCCGAACCTCCAGTACCTGCGGTGTTGTCTTGTAATAATCCGTTTAAAGTTGTAGTAAGTCCAGATGCTCCTCCGTAAGATGCTGTACCAAACCCAAAGCCAAATGTTTGTCCGATAGGTCCTACTTTCACATATCTGTTTATAGTACATGCACCTGACGCTGCAACAGTAGTTCCAGCATTAGTTGCCATAGTTATTGTAAATGTATTAATTGTTGCACTGGTTACTTCAAAAGTTTGATCAGTAAAATTAGCCGCGGTGTACCCTGCACCAACTGGTGGGGTTACACTTGTAAAAGTAAAGTAGTCTCCGGCAATCATATTATGCCCTGTTAGGTTTACGGTGACCGTTGGCGAGGTGTTAGCTGTAGTAAACGTTCCTCCAGTTTGCGCTGTCTCTAATGGAGTAATATCATAAAAAGCTCCTCCATAATAAAGATATAATCCTCTTTGAGACCCAAGTGCTACATATCTATTTCCGTCTAAATCTGCCCATTGGTGTTGTGCTCTTACGGCACCGGCTAAGGTATCTGAAGTAATAGAAGACCATCCTCCTATTTTTTCAGGGAAGCCATAACGAAATCTTATAAAATCTCCGTCTACATATTGCCCTTCAGCAGCAGTATCTGTAATTTGCTTGTTAAACCCCGGTTTTATAGTAATTAAATTTAAAGGCATGTTAAATTATACCACAATTTTTACGTTTAGAATATTCGCTACTTAGTTTCTATATTTTGACCTATTTCACTAGTAAGTTTAGAAGTTTTACTATCAAATTTTTTGTTACATTCTATTGCTAATGAAACAAACGTATTAGTACAATGTTTCAAAGATTCAGAGGGTAATAATATTTTTTTCTTTTCCTTAATTATTTCAATCTCTTCGTCAGTAAATACTATTTCTCCTGAACCATATTTATCATTTAATTGATTAATTTTCATAAATTTTCCTATTCAATGCTTTTTGCGGTATCCTCTGACATACCCCAAAAAGGTCTTGTGTCTAAATAACGATCTGCATTCTTACCATTTTTATTTACATAATGCAAGAAAGCTTGTATACAAAAGTCTCCTTGAAACTCTTCTCGGTAATGTGGCAGCTGTCGTCCAAGATATATTACTGCTTCACCTTTATCTAGATGTATTGGTTCTCCATTTATATATATTGGCCATGGTGTGTTATCACTATTAATATTTAACGTCACACTAATTTCACAAGAACGTCTATCTACGTGATTTGATAAAGAAGAAAATTTCGTATAGCATCTCCAAAAAGCATAAGTTGGTAACAGTTCTGTACCAGTTTCTTTTTCCATAAGTGGCAATTGTTTAAGCATCAAAGACTCCATAACCAGATCTCCATAAAACTTAGAATCTGGTATCCCCATTTCTTTTGAGTGATCAAAATTTGTAATATTTGTTCTATGCCTAATTTCACAATAATTACTTAGTAATTTTACCTCATCCTCAGATAAAAAATTTTTTATTTTTTTATAAGTAAAATCTTTTCCTATAATGCCCATGCTACTACCGAATACCTTTCTCCTTTAGTCACAGGCATAACACAATGAGGGTATAAATAATTGCTAGGCCATATTATCATTCTATTTTCTTTCTTTTCAATTGTTGTAATTTTTTCTGAGTTAGGGTACTTAAAACATAAATCTCCTCCCTCGTAATTATCATTAACCATAAATATACAACTATATTGTCTTGGAATTCTTGGGTTATGATCTGTATGAAATTTGTAATGTCCTCCTTTTCCATATTTTAAAACTTGTATATCATCAACAATAAATTCACTATTGAGATTATGAAAATAGTTATAATTAACTATGCAAGTTTTTAAATGTTTTATTAAATAATTACACCATAAAACTTCAGTGTAAGAATTTGTCTTAATATTACGTAAGGCCCAAGTACCTACTTTTCTTACATCTTCATCAAGGAGAGCTTTGTCAGTACCTATTATTGTTGCCCCTTCAAATTTATCATAACTCTTACATATTTTTTTAAAAGAATCTAAAGTTTTTTTTGGAATAACATCATTAAAAACTGTAATATATTTATGTAAATCAAAATCTACTTCCATGATTTTTTCTTCCAAAATATTTTTTTATAGTTATGTACTATGTGTTTGATCATAAAGAATCTATCTTCTAGATATTTTTTGTCACTTTTGGGTTTAATTTTCATTATCCAGTTCTCTCTTTTAAAAGGTATGCATTGAACATAAGGAGTCCCTCTTTCAATAATAGTATCCAATATTTCATACTTATCCCCATTAATCACAATTGGAAAATTTACTTCATTTTTAAAAGTATCTGTATCAACTATACCAGCAATAATTGAAAAACGAGTATCTGTATTATTTAAAGGTGGAACAAAGAGAGTAGAGTATCCAGGTGGTGTTGTTATTATCCATGGATTTAAAATCTTATGAAAAGCTAAATTTTTATTCTTACTTACTAAAGGACTTCCAGCTAGTTGGTCGGTACCATGAAATTCTGGTTTACCTTGATAATTAATATTTATTCTTTCAGCAAGGCTATTCATCATTTGTTGAGCTGAATCAAAACCAGCTTTTTTCTCTCCATTAATTTCAACATTGTGTTTTATTTTATAATCGGTGGCTATTTTTAAAAGATACCCTGTTGTTAGTGTATCTAAAAAAGGCATACAACCTTTTACAGTTTGATTTTCGTAACTATGTGTAAGTTTTTTATACCATTCTGGTATATTAGTTTTTGCAGGGATCGGTAAATTATCTTGATTATTTCTTATAAATTCTTTACTCGCTGAAAAAGTAATTAGATTGTCTAACATCTAAAATGTTTAACACATTTATGGAAGTTGTAAAAGACTTAAATAAGTAATTCCATTATCTTGACAATATTTTTCCCAATTAATAATTGGGTATGTCACAGTTGAAGTGTCAAAAGTATCTAAATAATTACTATAGTTTACAAACTGAGTATATAAAGTTTTACTCTGAGTATTAGCGTTTGCATTTTTAATAAAGTTTTTAATAGATGTATTTACCTCATTTAAATATGTATACAGTTCATCTGCATTTGCAATCTCTCCAGGCTCTGGATTATCAGAAAATGTAACCGTACTTCCGTCTATAGTAAACAGATCTATATTTTGTTTAAATTTTATAAAATCAGAATCACTAATATCTACTACTGAATGATTTGTATTTAAAGCAGTTAACTCATTTTCTTCAGTCTCGTTTGCTGCGATTCTTAATAAATTATTATTTAATGTAATTGCGTAAGCCATTATGAGTTCCCATCATCAAAGTAAAATATTCCACCAGCCCCACCTTGCTCACTAGGAGTTGTAGTTGGACCACCGTTGTTAGCACCAGAAAAGTTTACACCAGGGCCTAAGCCGGCTGCTCCTGAAAATATTGTTCTTTCAGGTAATAAAATTCCACCTGGAGCTGTACCCGCTGCACCTTGGTTTGCTCTGTTTGGTTGGAAAGCAGGTCCACCTGCTATTCCTCCTCCTCCACCATTTGCAGTAAAGTTTCCTACTGTTGATGCTCCCCCAGCATTTCCAGCACTACCACCAGTACTTGGGCTACCTTTATTTCCGCCTGCTCCAAGAGAGTATGCAATTGTTGCTCCACCAGAAGTTGGGCCAGAGAAAAATCCTAAACCACCACTACCGCCTGCTCCACCATCTCTTCCAGGATTCTGAGTTGAAAATCCACCAGCACCGCCTGCGGCACCAGAAAGGTAGGCATAAAAATTATTTGCAGCTGGATTTGCAGTTATGTTACCACTATTAGGGCCGATCTCAGATTTGTGCATAACGTAAGCACCATCTCCACCTGCTCCAGTTGCCGCTGCAGTTAATCTTCCTTGAGCATCTACAGTTATATTTGCTGTTGTGTATGATCCTGCAGTTACTGCTGTGTTTGCTAATTTATCGGCTGTTACTGCGTCATTATTTATTTTTGCTGTTTCAACTGCACTTGCTGCAATCTGTGCTGTATCAACTTCATTATCTTCAATATCACCGTTATCTATTACTGTATTTCCATTTGAAATAATACCCATAAGATCTCCTTTAAATTTTTTCTAATTTTAATCTAAATTTTTCATTAGATTTATTATTGATTAAGTATATATCTTCGGCACCTTCTTGTAAAGTCCAGCTACCCTTAGATCCGTCAACAATATTACCTTCTTTTTTATGTTCGTTATTTAAGTGTAAATCCCCAGTATATATGTTTCTCCATACATTCCCTGAAGCACCTAAGTCATAGGTGTCATTTGCTCCCGGTACAATATTGCCAGTAGCTGTGATAGCACCAAAATTAGAGAAGGTTACATCAAAAACACCAGTGTTAGTTGCTACACCATCAAGATAAACAATTTTATATCCTTTATCACCTGCTGCAAAAGTAACTGTTGCACCTGAACCTGATACAGCTTTTAATTGTACTGTGTGTGCACCAGACGTACCATTTTTAATTATGTAAAAATTTTCTGTAAGAAGAGGAAATCTAATTACTCTAGCTCCAGATATTGTTCCTGTAAATTCTAAAACTCTTTGTTGAGCAGTACCTGTTGTAGCACCATTAGCAATACTTAGGTCTTGGTTACCCGCACCACCAGCAATTGATATACTTAAAACACCACCTGTTAATTGTTCAATAAGACTTAAATTTGTATTTGTTTTATCTCCCCATGTACCAGCGTTTTCGCCAGTCACCATTAGTTCAATTCCAAGATCTGTGTATGTTGATGCCATATTTTTATTATATCCTTTTTAAGCTGCTAAATCAACTTCTGTCCAAACGTTAGATACCCCTGGATTTATTTCAGCCCAAGCTGTTATATTTGGATTTCCAACACTTGATTGTAATAGTATTCCAGTAACATCTATGTCAGCGTTCGCTGTTGTAGTAACTGAACCTATAGATGTAGCCATTTGAATGCCTGTAACTTCAGCTACACTTACTGCATCTGCTGCTCCAATTGAACTTGTTAGTTGAATACCTGTTAATGAAACATTAGCGTTTCCTATAGAATTTTCTTCCCCCATAGACATCGTTAATTGTTGACCAGTAACCTCAGCAGTGAAATCCGTAAAGGCAGATTCATTTCCTAAGCTTAAAGATAATTGCTGTCCTGTAACACTTACATTAGCAATACCTGTAGTTGCAACTGCGCCAGCAGAAGCTGATAATTGCTGTCCTGTAACGGCCACACCAACATCTATGGATGTGGTAACTGAGCCAATTGATGAAGTAATATCATGTTCAGTAACCACAACACTTACGTTACCATCAGCAGCAACAGAGTATGTTCCTAGTGAGATATTTGCTTGAGATCCTGTAACACCTACACTACCGGTTATTTGAAAAGATACATCGTTAGTAGAAAGTGTTAACTGAGATCCTGTAACACTTACTTGAGAGCCTGCAGATACGGACGAATTTCCTACAGCAGTTTGTAATAAGAAACTTGGAAGAGTTCCCGCACCTGTTGTTGTGAAAACATCTACAATTGCTACTTCAAAAGTGCTTGGACTTAACGCTCCAAAAGGTGCCTGAGCAAAAGCAGTTAATGTGTCTTGTGTAAACTCTTTATTACTTATAGATAATTCTTGCCCTGTAATAGGAGCAACTATATTAATAACTTCGTCTCCTATAGCAGTAGTTAATTGAGAACCTGCTGCACTAACTAATGCAGAGGTACCTGCAACAGATTGACCAATACTAAAAGTTGCTTGAATACCTGTAACATTTAAATTGGCATCACCAGTATTAGACTCTTCGCCCATTGATCCCGTAAGGACAATACCTTGAGGATAAGCAATGACGTTGTTATCTTCTGCTGAAAAGGCCGCTCCAGAATAGGCGGTTACCCCAAAAGCCATGGCGTTTAAATTTCCTCTAGTTTAAACTTGTATTTTTTACCGGATTTATTATTAAGAATAAATAAATGTTCTTCACCCTCTTGGATAGTCCAATTACCTTTTGTGCCATCAACTGAGTTACCTTCACTTTTAGCTTCATTAGTTAAATGTAAGTCACCAGTGTAAACGTTTCTCCAAACATTGCCGTCAGCACCTAAATCAAAAGTATCATTTGCTGTAGGTAGAACGTGGTCTGTAGTGATATCACCCGTAGTAGTTATGGCTCCAGTAACAGTTAAAGTAGAACCATCGAAAGTTAAATTAGCTTCTGCATTTTGTGCGTCCGCACCAGTTGCAGTAACAATTCTGTTGTTTACACCATTCTGCATAAAATCAGATACATCAACAGATATTGCATCTGCTGCAACATCAATACCAGTTCCTGCTCCAACATTTAAAGTTACATCACCTGATGTACCACCACCTGTTAAACCTGAACCCGCAACAACAGAAGTTATATCTCCAACTGTTGGAGTCTGAAAAGATGGTACTGCTCCAGCTCCTGCTGAAGTTAGAACTTGTCCAGAACTTCCTGTTGCTACTGCAACTGGGTTTCCTGAAGTGTCATAAGAAATTATGTTACCATCTGTACCTGCAGCCATTTTTGCTAGTGTCACTGCATCGTCATTTATTTTAGCTGTCTCAACGGCACTCGCAGCAATCTGAGCCGTGTCTATAGCATTGTCTGCCATTAAGGCATTCGTAATTTGATCATTTGCAATGTGGGCTGTGTCTATTGAACCGTCAACGTATTGATTGCTGTCGACACTGTTCGCTGCCATTTTGGCAACAGTTATATTCGCATCTGCAATTTTAGCAGTCGTCACATTAGAATCAGTTATTTTAGCTGTTGTTACTGCGTTATCTTGTAGTTCAGCTGTCGCTACTCCCGCATCTTTAATTGTTATTGCGCCAGAACTAGCGGCAAAATTATCTGAGCTAAATGAGGCAGCCCCTTTAGCAGATGTAGAAGCATCAGCTAAATTAATTGTAACGTCACCTGATGTTCCACCGCCTGTTAAATTTGTACCTGCTACAACAGAAGTTATATCTCCCACTGTTGGAGTTTGAAAAGAAGGTACTGCTCCTGCACCAGCACTTGTTAATACTTGACCTGAACTTCCTGTTGCTACTGCAACTGGATCTCCAGATGCATCGTATGAAATAATATTTCCGTCTGTTCCTGATGCCATTTTTGCTAAAGTAATTCCATTGTCTGCTACTTTGGCAGTCGTCACATTTGCATCTACAATTGAAGCAGTCACTACAGCGTTTGCTGCAAGTTGATCTGCACCTACTGCATCGTCTGCAATCTTAGCTTGAGTCACATTATCGTCTACAATTGAAGCAGTTACTACAGCGTTTGCTGCAAGTTGGTCTGCACCTACTGCATCATCGCCAATCTTAGCTTGAGTTACTGCATCGTTTTGAATTTCTGCTGTTGCTACTCCTAGATCTTTGATTGTTATTGCTCCTGAACTAGCAGCAAAGTTATCTGAACTAAATGATGCAGCTCCTTTGGCAGACGTAGAAGCGTCAGCTAAATTAATTGTAACATCGCCTGATGTGCCACCACCACTTAAATTTGTACCTGCTACAACAGAAGTAATATCTCCAACTGTAGGTGTTTCAAAAGTTGGAGGAGCTCCTGCTCCTGCTGAAGTTAAAACTTGTCCGTCTGATCCTGTGGCTACTGCTA